TCGTTGGGCGTGATGGCCGCCGCGCCGGTGCCGCTGCCGTCGGTGGCGTGCTCAATCGTCCAGGTGATGCTGCCGGTCAGGGCGCCGACCTGGTTGACGATCAGAACGTCGCCCTCGGAGTCGCGCACATCGACCCAGCCCGAGGTGGCCGCGGCGGTGTTGGCTGCGCTGACGGGGCTCAGCAGCAGGGTGATCGTGGCCGCTTGGGCCTCATTGTTCAGCACGGGATTTCTCCTTGGCAGCCTTGGCCGCCGGTGGGGGTTGCGTTTGGCTTGGCGCGGGCGCCACCGGCTCAGCCTTGCCGGCGCTGATCAGCTCGGCCGCAAACCAGCGCTCCAGCGCCAGCTCGGTGCCCACGGCCACAGGCGCGCCGGCCAGCATCACCGCGCGGGTGATGCGGACGTTGGCCAGCTGGGGCGGCCTGGGGGCCGGGGCACGCATGCCACCGGCCACCAGTGCGCTGCTTTCTGCGCTCAGCATGGCCCGCCGATCAGGTGATGCTGGTGGCGTAGCTGAACGCGGCCGCGTAGCGCAGGCCAACGTCCACCGACACCATCGCCCGCACGCCGACAATGCCGGCCTGGAAGTTGGCGTAAGGGTTCACCTCGATCTGGAGCACGCCCCACTCGCCCACCACCACCTGGTCCCAGTCGCCGTACAGCATGGTGGCTGCCGACATCTGGTTGCTTGACATGGCGGGGAAGCCGGCCATGTTGCCGTCGAACACATTGCCCTCCCACAGCGGGCTGGCCGTGCTGGAGAACTTGACGCGCTGCATCATCAGCGCGGCCACGGCCGGGGTGGTGACGTAGCCGCCCCGGTTGGGCATGACGTTGGCGGTGGCGATGTCGGTCTGGAACTCCAGCAGGCCGGCATAGGCCAGCGAGGTGCCGGTGACCGCGCCGATGCCGCCGGTGTTGACGATGCCGGTGGGCTCGCCCGCGCTGCCCGAGCCGCGCAGCACGCCCACATCCAGCGCCAGGCCGGCCACCTTGCCCAGGTCGCCGGTCACGATGGCCTCAGCGTCGGGGCTCGACTGCAACATCAGTTGGCGGCTGATCTCGGTGTACGCGCCCACGGTCTTGGGCGTCAGGCTCATCTGGCCGAAGGTCTGCTGGCTCTCGGTGGTGGCCGTGGCTTCCGTCGACAGCCAGTAGGCGGTGGCGGCCGCAGTCTGGCGCGGGATGGTCACGTTGCCGACCAGGCCGGCCATGCGGCGGGCGCCCATGCGGTAGGCCACCGAGCGATTGCGCAGCACCTCGATGAAAGACATGTTTTCGGTGCCGACCAGGAAGCCGCCCGCCGAAGAGGTGCCCACCGTCAGATCCCGCTTCATGGGCAGCTGGCGCTGCTGCACCTCGAACGGCACATAGAACTTGTTGGGGTCGGTGACGGTGTTCAGCCGCTTGGCGATCTCGCGGCTGCACTCCAGTTCGAAGCCGGCGTTGTTCCAGTTCTTGTCGGCCACGGCGCGGATGGCGGCCATCAGGCTGTACTTGCGGGTCTCGCCATCGCCCAGGCCCAGCTTGGCCTGGCTCTGCGGGTTCTTCTCGCCGCGCTGCTGCATGATCTGCAGCAGGTCGTCGCTGATCGCCTCGATGGACAGCCCCGAGCCCAGCCAGTGGTCGCGGATGTTGTCGTCGATGCTGTTGGCCTTGCACAGGTTTTCGATGCCGCGGCGGCGGCCTGTCTCCAGCTCCAGGGCGCGGTTGCCGGTGGCGCCATGCGGCTGGGCCGGCAGGCTGGCGGCGCGGTGCGCCGAATGGTCCACGTTGCCCGTGGCGGCTTGGGTTTCTTGGGTCACAGTGGACTCCTTCGGTTGAGCTGCCGCCGAGGCAGCAAGGGTGGAAACTTCGGGGCGAACTTCAGCGGCGCGCAGGATGCGCACCGGCTTGGCCTTGTCGTCTGCGGCGCGGCCCACGCCCACGCTGATGTCGGCGGGCACGGTGACCACGCTGACCTCCAGCGGCATCCAGTCGGTGGCCGTGAACAGGCCGCGCTTGGCGTCCTCGGTCATCTGCAGGATCTCGTAGCCGATGGACACGTTGCGCAGGCCGCCCTCGACCATGCTGGCCACCTCACGCGCCCGGGGCGTGTCGAACAGGTGCGCGTTGACGTACAGCCGGCCATCGGCCAGGCGGGCGCCGTCGACCATGCCGATGGGGTCGTTCCAGTCGTGGTTGAACAGCAGCGGCGCAGCGCCCTGGCTGAGCCGGTCCATGCGCACCGAGCCGGTGGCGTGGCTCAGCACTTCGGTGCCAAACCAGCGCTGCACAGCCGCCTCGCTGCTGGCCGGAAACGACAGGCGCACCGGCTCAGCCCCGGCAGCACGCTGGAAGGTGATGTCGGCGCTGGTCAGGTCACGCGCCAGGCGGCCGATCGGCAGCGTGGAGTCGTCGGTGGTGTTGTCGGGCATCGGGTCAGCCTCGCTTCATCGGTAGCACCCGCGCGGCGGGTGGGTCTTCGGCGTCGTCTGCTTCAGCGTCGGCCGGGTCAACGGCGCCGGGCGCCGCTGGCATGGCCGGCATGGCGTCAGCCGGATCGGGCACGGTGGTGTCCACCTCGATCTCGGCGGCGGCCAGCAGGTCCAGCTCACGCCGGCGGGTGGCAATCACATCCTCGATGTCCAGGCCGCCAGCGGTCTGCGCAATCACATCGGTGATGGTGGTCAAGCCGGCCTTGATAGCCTCTTTGTAGGCGTTGACCTCTTTGGTCGGGTCGATCCAGCTCCATCCGCGGGGCTTGAAGGTGGCCGCCTCGAACTTGCGCGGGTCCATGGCGTAAGCGCTGCGGCCCAGGCCCGGCACGGCGTTGGCCAGCACGGCCTGCTGCAGCCACAGCTGGTGCAGCGGGCGCCGGAAGCTGCGCAGCCACCACTGCTGCAGCGTGCGCCACAGGTCGCGGTCGTCCAGCAGGCTGAGCCGGCTGCTGCTGTAGTTGCTTTGGCTGTAGTCGCGGCTGAGGCTCTCGTAGCTGGTGCCGCAGCCGGCTGCGATCTCGCGCAGCATGGCGCGCATGAACGGGTCCAGCGCGCTGTTGGGCCGGTTGGGGCTGTGGAACTCGAACTTCTCGCCCGGGTTCAGCTGCTGCACGGTCAGCGGCTCGATGTTGAGCTGGGGCGTGCCGTTGTCGTCCTGCGCCTCGGGCTGGGTGTCGGGGTCCAGACTGACGGTGCCGAAGTAGGCCGCCGACGCACGGGCGGCGGTCACCTCGTGCTGGCTGTACTCGTTCAGGTCGTCCAGCTTGCGCAGCACGGCGTGCATCCACGGCTCGCCGGCCGTCTGCGGCCAGCGGGTGATGACGCGCAGGTCAAAGATGTCAGCGGCGGGCACGCGCTCGTAGCGCGCACCGTCCATGGCCAGCGTGCGGGTGTCGCCGGGGTGGCTGCGCCTGATCCAGTAGGCCAGCGGGCGCTGGAACTCGTCCACCTCCACGCCCATGCGCACCTCGCCAAACGTGGCGCCCATGCTGCCAACGTCCACCATCTCGTCGGCCAGGCGCTCGCTCTCGATCACCTCCAGCGTCAGCGGGATGTTGCTGCGGCCCATGCTGCGGTAGTGCTTGCGCACCAGCACGCGGCCGGCGGCGAACACCTCGCCCATCAGCAGGCGCTCCATGTCGTGGAAGTGCAGCGCGCCGCCGGTGTGGCAGGCGTCGGCCGTGCACCACTCCGACCAGGCCAGCTCGATGCCATCGTTGATGCTGGCGTTGAGGTTGCCGCGGGTGGTCGACACCTGGGCCTGCATGCCCACGCCCGAGCCAATGACGTTGTTGACCACCACGCCCTGGGCGCGCTTGGCATAGGCCGAATCGCGCAGCATCTGGCGGCTGCGGGCGCGCAGGCGCGGCAGGCTGGTGGCCAGCTCGGCGTCGGCGCTGGTGCTGCCACCCGAGCCGAAGCCCCAGGTGGTGTTGGTGATGCGGGCGCCGCCGTACAGGCGGGCCATGCTGCCCATGCCGCCCTTCAACACAGGCCGGGCCGGCGCCAGCCAGCGCGCCAAGCGCTCACGGAAGGTGGAAGGCTTGCGCTCAGGCACGGCCCAGCCTCACGGAATAGCGGCGCGGGTCGGCCAGGCCGGCGGCCAGGGCGGCCGACCGTGACTCACGCGCCACCTGCTGCGCCAGGCGCTGCTCCAGGGCGATCAGCTCGGCCATCGGGTAGCGCTCCAGCTGGCGCCCGCCGATGGTGTACCGCAGCACATCGGCGGTGGCCTTGCCCTGGATGGTGGCGCGCACGTTGTCCAGCGCCACCTGGGCGGGGGTGCGCAGGTCCAGATCGCCGCCCGCGGTGCGCGGGTTG